CCTGTAAGCTTGAACGCACGATTTAACTTCATATTCGTGTGCATCCAGGCTTGCAGAGGTTTGTATAGTGTCATCAGATAGGGGTCCATTGTTGAAATAACTCTTACTTTTAATCCTTCTGCTAGTCCTTTCAGGACTGCCTTTGGAAGTTCTTCCCCGACAGTGTACTTTGTACACTTGTCTCGGCAAAACTTTAAAACTTTAGTATAGTTTGTTTCTCTTTGGGCCTCTCTGTCAATGAGTTTTAGGACGGGCGAATCAATGTTTAATTTTCCTTGTATAATTAGATTTTCCATATCGACCTTAATTGGTTCGTATGTATCTTCTTTTGACATAAGATTCTCTTCATTGATTTCGTGCAACCTCTTTGGAATAATGGTTTCTTGGAATAAATCCCAAAAATCTTTATCATCCTTTAGAGTCGCCACCGATCCACCATGCATAGAATTTGTAATATAATTTGCGCTAGTGGACGGCACTATGGCCGGTCCGTATTCCTTCTCATTGAACTCTCGTTTCATAACTTCTCTCACCGTTAAGGTGATTGAGTCACGTATGTTTCTGAGTTTTTGACATCTCTCAAGAGTTTTGTGTTCTTCTACTATGGACAATAATTCTTTCTCTTCGCTTTCTCCGTATCCAGAAGAAAATTCCCTTTTGAGGTCATTTATGACGTCTATTAGAGGATCTTCTTCTGGATCAGGTTGGCCCCAATCCTCCTTCTTCTTTTTCCATTGAAGATAATTGGATCTACTTCTTATTTTTCCCTCCATTTCCGTGATCTTGAAGTCGAGATTTTTAATCTCCTCAAGTGTAGGATCATTGTTAGGTTCCGTCAGTCCTGTGAACGTATCTGATTCTCCCTGTTTTACCATTTCTGGTGTTACCGGGATCAGACTCGCTTTCAAACTGCGGAATCCTTGGATTATATTTAGTAGATTTATTGATTGAATTTTTCCGTTTTCTACTTGTCTTAAGAATCTTCCTATTCTCCCTCCCATCAGACATTTGCGTTGGTCCTCGGACTCATGCATTTGCATCTCTTTGGGTAGGGGTATTTCCTCAGGAGCCTTCAACCAATACGCAGTAAATGCATCAAGTTTAAACTTGATGTATTTAATTGCGTGTAGGTTGGGGTACTTCTGGAATCTTAGGTATTCTTTTGCTTTTTGTTGATATTCACCCTTTGGGTTCTTTTTATATCCATAGCAAGATAAGTAGTCGACCATTTTGTCGTAGTAGTCGTTTAGATGTGTTTGGTTTGTTGTTGTTGTTTTGTTTTTCGAGAATTGCTTTTTAGCTTTATTCTCAGTGGTACCGCGCACTTTTGCTCGGTTTTTCTCTGTGTTTTTCAAATTCTTAGATTTTATGAATTTGGGAGGCATACCTACCAATTGATCGATTAATTATTGATGTTACTTTTTTATCTGTTGAAACGTGGC